TATTTATTTTATTTCATAATAATATTCATTAATATTACCCCTTAAATCCGCAACATCCTTATCGTCAGTTAGTTTAATGATTTTTATTTTACCATATAATCTACCCCCATTTAATCGATGATACAAATTAACAGCGTCTTTCCACGCATCAGCGTCAAGACAAATTATAATATCATTAATTGCTTTTTCATACAATGTCTCAAATAATAATTCCGACATATGTTTTCCTAACATAGGTATACTATTTGGTAAAAACAATCCATCAAATACTCCCTCAACAATAAAAATGGGTTTAAACCAATCAATTAAATTTTCATTAAATATGATTTCATCTTTTGGTGTTTCAGGGTTTTTATATTTAGCCCGACTATTTGGTTCCCAACTTCTAGCAATAAAATAATTTAAATAACCTTTTTCATTATATGAAGGTATGATAACTCTACCACTGAAACTACCCTTATCACAAAAACCAATACCATACTTTTCAATAATGTCATCACCAATACCACGAATTTTAAGATAATTGTACGCCTGATTCCTAATTGGGTATCTTGGACTACTATCTTTGAATAAAGTGAATCCTTCAGGAAGTGTTAATCTTTTCTTTTTTTCTTCTCTTGGTTTATACTCTTCTGGTTGGAGTACATTATAAATTTTCTTCTGTTTTTTATTACCGTACAGGTCAAATAATTTACCTAAAGGACCTTTAGTGTTATCCACATCACCACACGCCCAACATTTATAAACATGTTGGAAATAATTTACCTCCAAATTACCTTTATGTTGTCCTTCATCACAATTAACACAATCAAATGATATTTGACCTTTATGTCCATAGTGTTGTTTCTCGTCTCCAAGTATTTCTCGTAATAATTCTATTAAAATTTCCGCATCGTCTGACATAAAGACAAAGATAATAATAATTTTTATAATATCCAAACTACAAAAGTTTTATAAACCCTTTATATTTATAAAATATATTATAAAAAGATGCCAACACAAATAACGATTAACAATATCACCGGTGCTTCACCATTTAATATCTATATATGTGATAATCCAATCACAATATGTGTATATGAAGATACTATAACATCATTCCCGTATTTATTTAATGTTCCATCTATAATATCTGAACAATCATCTGTCAATTTAAAAGTTATTGATAACGATGATTGTGAATCAATTTTAAATTTAAATCTATAAATGGCGTGTTTTGAATCATATTGTTTAAGTAATACCGGTAATATCACATTAGATGATTACTACATCAGTGGTGGAACACATAACTCAAACCTTTATTGGGTAGGCCAATCAAATGGGTTATTTATTTATTATTCAACAGGAGACACACAATGGTGTTTATCATCAGTATTGGATGGGTCTTGTTTAATGTCAGGAAAATCTCCTTGTGTAAGCGAATGTCCAGACTTATATGGTGCATATTTTACATCGGGGTTGTGTTTAACACCAACACCAACACCAACAATTAATTGCGATGTATTAGATTTTGTGGCAATATTAGATTGTGAAATTCCATCATCAACTTTAACACCCACACCTACACCAACCATAACACAAACCGTTTCACCATTTTCAAACTCATGTTTAATAGATAATATTGACGCAACCATTGAAGGTATCACACCCACACCGACTCCAACACAAACACAAACACCAACATCCTCATCTATAATAGAAAGAAATTGTGTTTTTTCTGGTGATGTGATTTATAATATTATTGACGATAATATTATATGTCCACAAAGTTATCAATTTGAAGATTGTTATAATGGTCAGATGTATACAACAACAAATCTTATAAACTCAATTGAAGGTGTTTCTTTAGAAAAGAATAGAGTTTATTTAGCTATTGTAGATGGTGTAAATAAATGTATTTCGTATTACGATATGAGCGAAACAACTTTGGGTGGGTACGATATTGAATTAATAAGTCAATTTGGGTTTAGTGATGAAGGTTGTACTAATTGTGGGTTGGCATCAACTCCAACTCCAACACCAACTAAAACATCAACTCCCACACCAACAATAACACCAACAATAACTAAAACACCAACTAAAACACCAACCCCTACACCAACTAAAACATCTACCCTTACACCAACACCAACAAAAACTCCAACTCCCACACCAACTAAAACATCAATTTAGATTAAAATAACATAAAATTAAATAAATTAAGAATTACAATATTTATAATACATGGGGTTCATATTAAAAAATACATCAGGGTTAATTAACACTAGATTAACAGACACCGCAAGACAAAAACTATCAGAAGGTAATTTCAATATATCTTATTTTCAAATAGGTGATAGTGAAATAACCTACAACGCAATAGATTCATTAAATTTATCTAGTCTTAATATATTAGAACCAAATTTTAATTCTCAAAATTCAAGCGGTTCACCTCAAAATAATAAACAAAATATTAAATACCCATACTATGTAGACGGAACCGAAGGTAATACATACGGTATTCCTTATGCGGTCTCAGATGTTAGTCCTATCTACAACAAAGCCGTAATGAGAGGTTTTTTCACCGGTGATACCACAAATGAAACAATTAATAGTTGGAGTGCGTTAACTGATAGTCAACACGTAATTAATTCAAATTATGTTATTGATATGTTTTTTTTAGATGGTAGTAACACAGTCCCCCTTACCTATTCCGGTTGTAACGATAATAATGTAAGACAACCATCTATTGGGGATTTTATCACAATTTATTATGATGGAAATGGGTTTAATAATTGTTCTTGTGATTTAGGTACGCCTACTACACCAACACCAACACCAACACCAACTATAACACCATCATACGACGTTTGTAAATTACCCGACCCAACACCAACACCATCATCTACTTGTTGTGTTACAACCCCAACAGGATGTACACCAACACCAATAAAAGAATGTGTTATGTCAGTAACTAGTGGTTACACAATATTAACATATAAAATTGTGGATATTTGTGATTTTGTGTTAACTGTTGACAGACCTTTACCTAATTTCACTTATTTAACGGAAAATTGTGATTACGCCAGAACACTAATATACCCCCCAAATATGACATCATTATATGATAGTGTCACCCCTTTACAACATTGGAGTAGTGATATTATCAATTTTGAATCTATTTGTACTACTGACGAGTTTGATGTTAAAATTTGGAATATGAATATTCCTTGGTCTGAAAATCCAGCAGGATTAGATTCAGCATTATATAAAGACTATACTAAATTTGGTTCAACATCTTATTTAGGAACAAAAGAATATTTAGGTTATATGTCTGATAGCGGACAAACTATTAACAATACGGTTAATTATGTTAATTCCCTTGGAGATGTTATAATTGTTCCACCTAAAGACCAAAAAGCAATTTCAATTATTCACTACACTAATCAGAGTATAGATTTATTTTATGGTGAAAAATTAGCATTAGAACCATACGATAATACAACACCTGAAGGAACTATAGGTGAGGCTAGAAACTTTAAATTACATATACCAACATTAATGTGGCATAAATCACCCACTTGTGGTATTGGACAAACTTTTTGGGTTGACCCACCGGGATTTGACGATAAAGGATTATTTACAGTCCATTATATTAAATCAAGTAAAAATGATACTATGAATAACCCTGGTATCAGATATTATAATTTATGGGACGCAAATGCCAATCAATTAAATAACGGATACCCTAATAGAGTTGGTAAAGTATTTCCTGACCAAAAAATTATTGTTATTGATGATGAGGAAATAATTGCTACTCTATCATACAAATCAAATAGAAACTGGACATTACCATCTCCAAGAATATCTTTAATTACCCCTAACACTTGTGGAGTAAATAATGAGTCAATATCTGTAAATGGAGTTCTATCTGGTTCGTCCGAATATATGTATGTCACATATAGATTAAGTAATACCGAATTATTTACAAATTCATTACATTGTAATTACTATTCAAAAATACAAGGGTCTACAATTACATTGACCAATAGTTCTAACAATGTTGGTATTAGATTCGGTAATGAATTTCCTTGTTTAAATCAAATACCTGAAACATCAACTCTTAATACCGGATTTGTTGCCAATAAATTTGAAATAATATGTCAGAAAGTTACAGGAGATGTTAGACCCGAACCTTTAGAATGGAGAGTGATTGATTTCACATCAACAATTAGTGCAACAACAATTAATGGATATATAACCGCAGAAGGTTTAACAGGCAATACATTTGTTATCACATCAGATGATTATGATAACGCGGAGTTTGATATATACAATTTAGATTATCTTTCATTACCAACAAAAGAATCTAATGAAACTTCATTAAATTTTGGTGATGAATATTATTTTTATGGAGCGTTAGAAACTGATATTGAAGCAACAATTTATGAAATGAAATATAAAATAAATTTAGGTCAAGCCGAATTTCAAGCAAGTTCTAATCCTACGTGGTCAAATACTGTGAAACCATATATTTCAGAAATTGGTCTTTACGATACCGAAGATAATCTTATGATTATATCAAAACTACAATCACCTGTTTTAAGACAGGGATTACAACAGTTTTTAATTAAATTTGATTTTTAATTAAATATGAAAAAAACACTTAAAGAAAGTCCTAAAGTTTTAGGTCTTGATGTATCTACCCGAACAATTGGATGGGCATTATTTGACATACAAAGTAAAGAATTATTAGAATTAACTCACATATCACCAGTACCTAAACCAAAAGAAGAAAATAAAATTAAAGAATTATTACTTAAAAGTGAAATTTTTAAATCAAAACTTATTCAATATAAGGATTTAGGGATAACTAAAGTCATTATTGAGGAACCATTATTAAATTCTAATAATGTATATACTATTCAAACTCTATTACGATTTAATACTTTAATCACTAAAGAAATTTATGATGTGTTGGGTATTGTTCCTGAATACATCTCAACCTACAACTCTCGTAAATTTGCTTTCCCCGAACTTGTTAATCAAAACGATAAAAATAAGTTTGTGTTGTTTGGAGGTCTTCCTAAAGATTGTGATAAAAAACAAATTATTTGGGATTTGGTTGCAAAAAGAGAACCTCAAATACAATGGTTATACACCAGAAACAATACACTTAAAAAAGAAAATTTTGACCAAACAGACGCATACACTTGTGTTTTAGGTCATATGAATCAAGAAAATATTTGGTAAAAATTAACCCACCATAAAGGTGGGTTTTTTATTTTATTCTATTAAGACATAATTTATACAATCATCACAAGTCACAAATGTCTGATTTAATACTGGTGTAATATAACTTCCGGAATCATTAATAACAACAAAACCCGGATTTAACATCGGTCTACCATTAGAAATATACATAAATTCCCAACAAGTATTATCATCAGTTTTTCTTAAAATTAGACCAGGTACAATTGTAAACCCTGGTAACTCCTGAACAACATATTGATTATTATTAGAACAATTTCTATAAACATAATATTTTTGTGGTGGTGATGAACTTGGTGTTTGAGTAATTGTTGGGGTTGGTGTTGGTGTTTTTGTTTTTGTCGGTGTTTGAGTGAGTGTTGGTGTTTGAGTCGTTGTTGGAGTTGGGGATGGAGGTATGGTACCTTCTGTTGGTGTTACAGTTGGTGTTGGAGTAATTGTTGGTGTTGGGGTTTGTGTTCTCGTTGGGACAGGTCCGCAATATTGACAAGAAATATTATAATCAATCACCAAACTGACAACAACATGATTTGGAACTAAAGACTCTTCATCACATTTACTTATAATTTGAATTTGATTATTCAATTCATCAATAAGGGTTTGGTCAACTTGGTCAAAACTATCAACTAATATTTTTAATTCATCATAATATACATTATCTTCAGGATAATCATTTAATGAATTACTAACATAAAAATATTTAAATTTTTCCTCACCCCCAATTGTCACAACTAACTTAAAATAACCAGCATTTAAAATACAATTAGTAAATCCTGATACATGACTATAATATCCATCATAATACATTTCATATATCCCGTTTTTAGCTAATTCCCCAATATCCTCAAAATTACTATTACAAATAGTATAAGATTCGTAAGATGATAACTTATCATACCCAAAAATTGTTATTGACTTTTCTTTAACACAATTACCTAAATCAGTTACAGTTAATGTATATATTCCAGAATTTAAATTGGTTATTGTATAACCGGTTTGCCCATTTACATTAGAACTCCATTGTAAATTAAATGGTGGTGTACCACCAGTTATAAAAACATTTATTGTTCCATCTGAACCATTCATAGCATCGGTTCCAATTAATAAAAAATCAACAGACTCGGATGTGTCTATCTGAAAACGTTGGGTTTGTCGACATACAATTGGGTTAGAATCTGTTACTTGAGCAACATATGACCCTGAAACTAAATCAGTAAAAGTTACTGAACTTAATGATGTCCCTATTATTGATTCAGACCCTATATCAATTGTATATGGCGGTATTCCCCCCACTATTTCTATATTAACAGAACCATTGGATGTATTACAAGTAGTTCCTGTGGTTAAAATATTAATATCATATGATGATTGATTAGTCACCACATATGTATTTGTATAAACACACACACCATTTGAAATGGTTAAAGTATATGTATCAGATTTTAAACCATTAAATGACCAATCTTTACTATCGGTTGGTTCTTCTATAGAATTGTTATCTGAGTCAGTCAATTTATAAACAATATTACCATTAGTACCATTAAGTGATATATCAATTGTACCATCTGAACCACTACATTTTGAATTAGTTACTCTCACCCTTGTCACACTAAACCCTGAAGGTGTTTGTATAGTTGTTGACGCAACAAAACTACATAGACCAGCATCTTGTACGTATACTGAAACAACACCACCCGGAACATTAGTAAATGTGTACTCGGAATCAAACGAAATTGTGGATTCTCCTGTTGAGGCTGAATAATAATATGGCGCAGTACCACCTGTTACATAAATCTTTAATTCACCATCATTTGCAAAACAACCAGGACTAATGGATTGGAACCCACCTAAACCAATTTGAGGTACTTTAACAACATCAGCACTTTTAGATATTGAACACCCTGAATTATCTGTTACATTAACAGTGTAAAACCCTTCTGTTAACCCTGTAATTGATGATAATGTACCACCATTAGACCATTCATATGTGTATGGGGGATTTCCAGTTAATCCTGTTACAAATATCTTACCCGAATTTACATTACAACCGGCATCATTAACAATATAAAACCCATAATCTAAAGTGGTTGATGATTTAATTATACAAGTCTCAGTTTTACCCGTACATCCACCACCATCGTCAGCAACAACATAATAAGTTCCGGCAGATAGAGAATTAAAAGTAAAATCATTTTCTAATGTAGACCCTGAAGATAAATACCCAACAGTATTTTCATATAAATAAAAATTCGCAACACCGTATTGATATTCCGTTTGAGCCGTTATAGCACCATTATTAAAACTACAAGTGGTATTTTGTTGATTTGTAATACTAACACAAGTACCACTAGATATATAAATATTTACCGGGTCTACTGTATTTCCGGGAGTAGTACAAGAATCAATAATATTAAATGAATATGTTCCCGCAGATAAACTATCAATAGTATATTCCGTTACACCGTCACCTAAAGGAATTGTTCCGTAATCCGGTGATAACCATTCTATTGTATAATCAGGAGCAGTCCCCTGAATATCAATTGAGAAAGACCCTAATGATAGATTAGAACAATCTCCCGTTATACTCGTTATATATGATAAACTACAAGCCATTAATTACATAAAATTTCAAAATTTATTCCAACATTTAATTCAAAATTAATGTCGGTTGAGTTCTCGGAACATATTGAATTGTAAACCACTACATTCCCATCGTCTGATAAATAATAGTCGTAACCATAATTTATTAAACCATTTAAACTAATTTGTAAAGCAACATCCCATTGTGATTGATTAGGGGCACTTACACTTGTTGTATAACCTGTCCCCTCAAAAAACGGATATTTTACAATATCTTCACCATTAAGTTTCATCTCAACATACCAATTACTTTTTAAATTATTATACAAACAATTATTTAATTCATACCCCATTTCAGTTAAATAAGTGTTTAACACACTACCCAAAACATCATTGAATGATGAAACTATCGGGTTTTCAACCCAAGGATATCTACCACAAGAGACTGACTGAATTGGACAATCGTATGTAAAAAGATTTGATGTTAGAGAACAAGGTCTACAAAGAACAGGAACAAATTTACATCCTTCTTGTCTTCTCCATACAAACTTTTGTCTATGGAAAATTGAATTTTCGTATCTAACACCAGTATTCCATATTGTGGTTGCCGGTATCATCTGCTCAACTAATCTAACCCAATAATCACCAAGACCGGTAACATATTGAATCATTGTTTGATAATTAAAATTATCGTTAGTTAATCCCGCAAGTTTTTCAGATTCTAAATATTTCCAATAAATAGATTCTAGTGTTGGGTAACCCATTGTCTTACCGTCACTAACATATTGTCTGTTTCTAACATTAATTGTGTTTAACCAAAAAGTTTGAGCAAACTCAAAAAAGGTTTTAGTCTTTGGTTGTGGATTAATAATCGTATTATCAACACCACCTCTATACGGATAATTAGAGACAGGATTTGGATTACAATAAGTTGGAGCAACATAATTTAACCCCTCGTTTGGTATAGGGAAATTATATTGTCTTGACATAGCCCAAACATCATACGATAATCCTTGTCCGGGATTTAAAAATAAATCGGTGTTTTTAGCGTTTAAAACTAATTTGTCGCTTTCCGTATAATATTTAGCATTATAATTACCATCTAAATTTTGTCGTAAACCAATTTCATTATCAACCCAACTTTTATTATTATCAATAGTTTGTTTAATGTTAAACCCTAACGGCATAAACGGAAATTTAACATATCTATCCAAATATTCTTGACCATAGGTATATGGACTTAATGTTGTTTGATAATCAGGATTTGAACCAGTGAAAACACTATTTGTCAAATTAACTTGTTCCGGTGCTCTATGTTGAGGTGTTGATTCAAACCAACCACTACCTTTTTCATAATAATATTCTTCTGTATTTGGTGGTGTTGACGGATAACCTTCACTATCTATAGGATATTCACTCAATGAAATATTAACATCTTTTAATATTGAGGTAGATGTAAATCCTGTGTATTCCACACCCTGAAATCTATATGTATTACCAGCCTCTATTGTTGGAACATTTTTAACATATGTTCCCCCTGATATCGCAGCGTAACTAGAATTAAAATCATCCATATTAATTCGTTGGTCAGCCAAATATACATACTCATTAAAATCTACCAATGCGTCAGGAGCACCGATTAATCTTAATAATATCTCAACAGATTTTCTAGTTCCTTTTGATTTAAACAGATAAGCGGAATTAAGAATTAAATTTCTATAATATTGGTAATTTAATTCATCAGGTGTTTGTTGGTAACTAGTTCCTTCAAATTGTGGTACATTTTTGTTTTTATCACCAAAAACTGATGTTAAAAATTCATCATTTGTAATTGGAGATATATTAGTATTCCACCCTAAAGTTTGTGCTAAATTTTTTAATAATTGAGATGGAATATCGTTACCCACATTATAATTAACAGAATTCATATAAGCTAAAGCGTCTATGAATTTTTTTGTTTCATCAAAACTTCTACCATATATTTGTAAAACGGATTCCATCTTTTGACCAATAGTATCAAAGTCTTTAAAGGCCCCCGTTGTTAAAAATCTTGAAATTAAATTTGTTTTATACAAATCAAATGATTCACTCAAACCATTTAATGTCGTTAAATAGTTAGTAAATGCTGGTGTTATAATATCAAGATTCCAATTACCATATAAAGGCCAAGTAACATTTTGATTTAAAACATAATAAGTCCCATCATCAGCATCTGCCGGTACCTGAAATGTTGCTGTATACTTTGGTACTACATCCCTATTTAATAAAAATCTTTGAACCTCGTCCAAATTTTCATTAAACACTCTATTAACCTCTAAGTCATTAGGTCTAATCACTAAATCATCATAAGTACTAGATTGTCCTGAAAATGGATTACCTTTTACATATATTTTTAATATCCCCGAAGATATTGATGTTGTTGGGACTATTGCAACCACATCAAACCCATTATTCTTATAGTATAATGAATACTTCGCATATTGCATTGTCATATCTCTCAACACAGACACTTGAACTTCCCTTAATTGTAAATTTCTTGTGGAATTAACCGTAAAATCAACATCAAAAGGATTTCTAATTCTAGAAACATTTAATTCAAAACTAGTTTCATCATCAGAACCAATATACACAATATTTGACGCTGTTTCACCAGTTACATAATTTTCATCCATTAAAGTCACCTCTAACGCCGCAGGGTATTTACTAATGATAGTTTCAACAGATGTTGAAATTCTCTTAACCATTGACCCATATTGTGTAAAATTAGTTACTTGGGTAAGGTCAAAATTTGGATATACTTTAAAATTATTCTCAAATATCGCTTTAGATTGGGCAACACTAATAACCCCCAAACCATCCAAATTAATTGGTTCGGAAAAATTACCAGTATTAAAAGACCTATTGTTCTTTTCAGTAATTGATGTTGTAAATTCAAAATTCCCTTGCGTTAAACCTCCTCCTTGGACTAATTGGAAACCAACTAAATCATCGGAAAATGTACCGGCACCTGTTGCCGATTGCGGGGGACAAGTATATTTTATTAACGCCATTATTCAGTTATATTTGTAAAGTTTTTACTATAATCAATATTGTTACCCCTATCTTGTCTAACTTCATATAATAAGTTATTAAATTGGTCTCTAATTTCGTATAAGTTGTATTGTCTGTATATGTTGTTAGATGTGTCATATAGAGTGTAGATTCCATCATCCATTGATTTAGTTTGATTACCAAACAACGCAATTGCAAGAGTTGAGAAATCGTGTTCCGCAATCTCAACATCTAATGTTATAGGATTAAAGAAAGTATTACTAATAATAATATTTTGATTTGGCTGTCCAATATATGGTGTTGCATTTGGTTTATTAGTCGGTGCTGATGATGGAGACATAGTACAAAATATTAAATTAGTACTATTATCCGTATATCTATATCTTATCGCTTTCTGAGATGTGTTAACCAAGTTTTGAACAACCGGTTCACAAAAGAAAGAAGATGTGATTAATCTAAAAAAATTAGGTATTTTAGTGTTATCAGAATTTAAATACTCAACTCTAAAACCCACCAACCCCTGATTAACGAATTTGTTTTTAAATTCGGATGGGACGCTATTCAAATCAATTATAATACCTTTAACATTAGGTAATGCCGACAACACCCCACAATCCAATATAGTGGTTCTTATTTGAGCCGGTCTAATAAATAAGGTATAGATACCTATTTTATTAAATTGTTCAGCAGGGAGTTTTAAATTGTATAATCCTCCCAATATTTCAACATCAGCAGCCCCACCTGTGGTTTGAGAGTTAAAATAGGGTCTCAAAATTGATTTAGCGTCTAATTTTGTTAAAACAAAGTTATCTGTTTCATCTCTTGATGGTGTGTAATTTAAGATTATCTCCACATCCTCGGGAGACACATCCGCTGGTCTTATCGTTCCGTATGTTCCTGTTGCCATATTATGTTGTTATTATATTAAAAAATCCGTAACCATATTTTTCAAGGTCACCTATATTATCTATTTCACCCATTCTTTCCATTCTTTCTAATCCTGATTGTTTCCCTCTATCAATAAATACATTAGATTGCACTTCTGCTTCATCAATTACATTTAATAATACCTCATTTTTTGTAATTATTGAGCAATCCGTCTCAATTGGTGCAACATTACTAACCACAAATATTGTCGTACTATCTTCATAGTCGTAATAATCTATATTATTAATACTATAACCAACATATAACCCATCTTCTGATTTACCCGAATATATACCAACAACACCTGATGTACCAGTAACTTGGATACCTTGTTTATAACCACCATCCGTTAAATCCGATTTTTTACCATAAACTTGTAAATCTTTAACCGATGATTTAGTATATCCACTAATAATTAATGGAGATGATGAAAAGGGGTCTATTTCACCCGAATAAACATCACAAGTTTCATCACCATCAAAAATATAATCATACATTAAAGGTGTTCCGGACCAATTACCACCAGCAGGAATAAAATGAGCCGTTCCTTTTGGGTTTGTAATTACACTATTAGTAAAAGGTACCGTTACGGTTTTAACCACAACATTAGAACCCCAAGGACTCATCCCTGACATAGTTATTGTATATTCACCATTACCCGCATAAGGATGGGAATAAAAATTGGGTGAATTTTGTGTAATAGTTTGTGGTGGCGTATTATCCCCCCAATCTATCTTATAGTTAGAAAATTCTAAATATTTTTTAAATTCAGTATCTGAAGTATTGTAAAAATTGTAAATATTTGGTGATGATGTAGTTGCTGAAAATAAAAAATTGGTCATAGTTTCTTTTTGTAAAACCATACCATCAAATACTGAATAATACCCTACATCCACAGTATTTTCCGTAAATAAAATAGGAATTGTTAATCCTGTTAATAAGGAATCATATTGATTTGTCTGCGAATTATATGTACCACCAGATAAAATCTGTGTCATAGATGAATACACATAAACATCAGTGTTTTTATATTTAACTTTAAAAATATCACCCTTAATAACTTCCGGAGAAATTTTAATATAACGATTTCTATCTTCCATAATTAAGGATTAACATATTCATACCATTTTATGGAACTAGTCGTCCCCACTCTAATATCATTATCATTAATGTCTTTATCAAAAACTTGGTATGTTTTTTTATCTAAATCTAACATTACTTTATAATAAAAATTTGAATCACTAAATTGGAATAATGTAGGTTTTAACAATATTTGAGGTGTTTTACTCATTTTAACATAAACACCTAATCTAGCATCAAAGAATTTTGCACTCATATAAAAAGTGTTTATATCTATAAAATCTTTTTTCCTTAACCAATATATAAAAAACCCTTCTTTATCACCCACAAAATCTAACTTATATGATGGTATTTTTATATTAACATTTGGAATATATTCTGAAATACTAACTGATTCGGTTAACCCCTGTTGAACCGGAATAATTATTGTAAAATAATTTGTTTGGGATTTACCTTCGGTTGTATCATAAAAATCCAATTTAAAAAATGATTTGGTAAATGGTTTTTCATAATAATACACTTCTGATTTTGTAAATCCTTCGGGTATATAACTAACCACCCAATCATTAGTTGTTGAGGCAGTTACTTCGGTAGAAGCACTAGTTGGAACACCTCCGTCAACACTAAAAAAATGAAAATCGTATTTAATTTCTGTTTTAGTATCATCAAGATATGGTTCGTGACTAAACCTAAACACCTCAAAATCGTAAGCGGTTCCAATAATTTCCTCAATAACCTCATGTTCATATATCTCAATACTATCGTCTCTACCATAAAAGTCCCATTTTAACTCTATCGGTAAATCAATATATTTTTCGGTTGCCGGTAAAACAAATTTAAATTTATTACTCACAATTATCTATTTTTGGTTCAGCAATCACGTTTAGTTCATTATAATTATAATTACTTCCTTCTGGTATTATTCTAAAAATAATATTTTTATATGGATAATGAACCCCATTTAAGAAAGGGTAATCAACACCATTTCCTTTAGGGTCAATATAACCATAAGTGTATTTATCTCTCCATATAAATTTACCCTTACTTTCCGAGTAATAAGAGTAGTATGGAATATCAGCAACATTTATTTTATCACCCTCCTCAATGTAGTCAGAATATTCACTTATTGTAATACTATTGTGGGGTTGATAATAATAACCATAAGGATTTGGCGTTTCCATCACATTAGGAGGTGTTGTTGAACTTATAGGTTTTCCAATATTAAACACCATAGGATTATAAGTTAATTTATGATATAAATTTGATATAACACGTTCCTTCTGTTCATAATCGTTCCATTCACAAAAATCACCATCTAACACATCACCCTTCTTTAAGGAATTTACATATGAAAAATTTATTTTACTTCCATTAAGTTGAACCCCTAAAGGTGTAGTATATGTACTCATTGGGAAATTAGTATCGGATAACTTATTATTATCTCTCCACCAATCAGTGGGTAATTTAGTTGTGGGGTTTAACGGTAAGTTAAAACCATAACCTTGTTTCATACCAAAAACCCCTTGTCCAACCCCTTTAGACCTACCAAACATTAAACCAAAATACCCTTTCCAAATTGTTGTGAAAAACAATTCACTTATTGGTCTTTTTTGATTATCCCTAATTGGGTTAATATCAATGTCAGTATTAAACGATAAACTATACGATTGAGAACCTTCTTTAATTGAGATTCTAGATAATCTATTCGGTGTAAACCCACTACTTTCAAATTTTTTATTAACACCAAAAATATTTTGGTCAAACCCCGCATTCGCCAAGACAGCATCATCAGGATTTGTTAATAATTTATGTTTTCTTACATAATATTTTGAAATTGTCTCGTTAGGTATAGAACTATTTATTACTCTTCTAAATGTCCCCTTTTTATCATCATTAAAAGTATCACCGGTAAACCCCACATTAAATAAATTAAAAATATATTCATCACTACCATAAATCATATCACCTAAAGAATAAACCTCAAATGTGTCAACACCATTATAAATGAACTCTGAAGATAACTTAACCGATTCTCCAACGGACAAACCATGTTTAATCGGACACCTAAATGAAATTATATCTAAACCATTATATGTGGTATTTTCAATTATAAACGGAATACCCGTTGATGCCGACCAACTTAAAAGTTGTTTTGATTTATTCTCAATAGCTTGAAGTTGTTTAGTGTAATCATTTTCAAATGGATAACTAACAAAAAAATTCCAATTATATGTTGACGCACTTTTATTTATAAAAGTTAAATGATTGTTAGGTGGTTGAGTATATCCACTAACATTATAATCACTTCTAATAAAATCAAATTCGTGATATTGGGGAAGTCCTGACCACGGAATATTTAAATTAGTTGGATTTTTTGGGTCATTAGTACAACTATTTATTGACGCTTGTTTTTCATTCACATAAACCAAATTATTTTCTAACGGAGCATAATTGGTTAATCCACTGTATGAATTTTTAAATAAAATATAAAATTTACAAGAGGGTCTGAATGTACTAGATTTTTGTCTCTCATCATCAAACACTTGTTCTAAAGAAATATCAATATTCCTATCAAACTCAACATTTTCTTTACTCGTTTGAACTAAAGGAACATTAAACATCAAATTAGTATTTGATGCTGTCTTATATCTTAACGACCCTAAAACAACTCTAGTATCTATTCTATTACCCATATTATATTGTTGTATCAGTATTAATCCATTTTTTTGTAAATCTATCAAAAGCCGATTTACCAGTTTTCAACCCAAAATAAAAATGATAAGGTGCACCAACCGTAATATATTTAGGAAAAGCCCCTTCATTTGTATCCCATGAATTTGTAGAAGCGTCTAAAACATAATTATTATTAGTAGTCGCACTTACTGAATAAATATGTGATTTAAAAAATTGCGTTTGACTCTGAACATTAGTTCTAAAATATCTTGAACCTCTATCTAATCTATCCAAATCTTGGTACTTGTAAGTAAAAAATTCACCATCATCAATAGGTTTTGTTGCCCACCCATTATATTGTGTCCCAAAAATATTATTATCTTCAGTATCTTCAATTATCCATTGGTAAAACGGTACTGATTGACTGAAAACACCAATATCACTGAACCCACACACATTACCTAAAGGTAATCTTGGACTTATAATGGTTCGTTTTGGTGAAATAAAATCCCTAACTACAGTATCTGAAGAAAAGAAAACCCCAAAAGTAACACCATTAATACTACCACCATTATAATATATTGGGTCTTGACTACCAGAAACATCAGGATAATTTATTCCTTCAAAAGGTGACACACCTAATTCAGAATTAATTGATGTCATTTGTGAGTAATCCCCATCAATCATTAATTTTTCCCTACTAAAAAAAGAAAGGATACCTATCCCACTTAAATTTCGTAAGAAAGATTCGTTTGATAATCTAGTAACAATTAACATATTTAATAATTCAGAAACATCACCAAATGTTGTTGAGTTTAAATCCTTCACAACATACCCATCAAAGTCATCAGACATTATTATTTCTTGTAAATAATCACTTCTAGGACCTAAATCTAACATAGTTGTTGGTGTTTTTAAATTATACTCATTACCTCCGTTAGGACTCTTTCGTTTATGCCCAATAAACCCTTCGTTTAAGTTATATGGACTACTTCTATAGAAAAAATTATTATTATTTGGATTAAACACAAGAACATCTTTACAATACCTATTTATTGGTGAATTAGGTGGAGTTGCGGTAGGACTAGTATAAATCACATCATTCTTAAAGGTAAATGCGTATAGAGTACCATTAATCCAATTATTGGTAAATAAATGTGAAAACACGTTTCTACAAGCCGCAAAAATTGTTTGGATTCTACCAGTCCACTCAACAACACGTTCAATGTCACTAATTATACTCTTAGTAGGTGCTGTCATTAAAACATAACACCCATTTCTGAAATCTTGTTTACCACCACCACCTTTCCAACAACCATCTGATTTTGGTTTAACTTTAATTTCGTTATTATCATCATAATAACAATTTAATGGAGCCATATTAGGACCACAACTAAAGGAATCAATTACAGAACTAAAAACTTTAGGTTCTTGCGCAGTATCAAATGAACCATTTGTAAGATTTCCAGACCCTGAAACAGCAACCGATTGGCTAGATGAACTTCCATCATCTGTTATTGTAAAAATAGAAAATTCAGTGTTTGAATGTAAAGCAAAACTATTATTAATATTATCTTGAAGACTTGTTGATGTAGGTAATCTATCTGACCTCATAATTATTTGAGTTTCAGATGTACCTAAACCAACATTCATAGTTAAACCTGAGTATCTTGGAGCATAGTAAAAATTAATTGCTCTTATGGGGTCAACACCGCTAGAACTCTTTGTAATATCTAATTTTTGATAAAATAAACTACCACCATCAACATTTTCACCAGGAAAATAACCTCTATTATCCGAACCACTATTAAATGCACCATATCTTCTTTGCAAATACACATATTTCTGCCCAGCCAGAAGTCTATAAGTATAACCTTTTTCCCACTCAACAATAAATCCATTATTTCCTTGAGTACCAAATCCAACTTCCGAACCATAAGCCCTTAATCCCGCCCCTTTACTAGTTACATAATATTGACTCAACAAATAATTACCATCTAAATCGGTTATTTTTGTTTTATCCCAATTATTAATATAAAGATAATATGTTAGTGGTGTTGTATAATTTGGTATATCAAGTCTTGCCATCATATTAGCGGTTTGAAAACCAAAATAAATATTAGTTCCTTTTTTGGGCCTTGCAAATATTTTAACAAGTAATCTATCAGTGGATACATAAGTCGTCTCTATTATAGGAACCGATATTGTACGTAGTGTAAAATTTTTAGTATAAGGCACCTTTACACTAATGGTTGTACCACTATTTAACAAAACCTCATCACCACTAGCCGAATACTTATATATTTCCGCATAAACAGATGACTGACTTGATGTAATAGTACCTGAACCACCATCAGTGTATATCTGAACCGTTGCCGTTGTACCTGATTCTGTGATGTTTAAATTTGGGTTTAAACCAGTTGTAATAAAACTCCCAACCAATATACCTTCAGGACTAAATGGAGGTAAGTCGATATTGTTACTGTTTGTCCAAGTATCGGTAACCCTAAAATAATCACCAGTTAATGTTGGATTAGTTGTATTACCAAGTATTGGGGGGATATAATTTACATCAGTATCATAAGTCCCTGGACTAAACGATAAATTTTGTTTATCTAACTTAGAGTAGAAGTTATGTAATTTAGTCGTAAAACCACTAAAACTAAACAGACCACTCGTTGATGGTTTAAAATGAAATGAATCGTAATATAATTTCTGACCAGTTAAATTATCTACTAATGTGTTACTACTCAAATTATGTGTTGTACATTTTAACCCCCCCTTTATAGGATGATTTAATTTAAATCCACCCATCTTATTACTCGTTACAATTGTTTGGGTATTACCAAAATTATAACCAAATAAACGACTTAAATCATATCTTACATTAACTCTAGATGAATTGGGGTCAACACCTCTAACCAAGAAAATAACTCTTTGAGATTCTTGTTTATTAAACCTAACTATTGGTAAAAAAATTCTTTCGTCTGTATTAAAATTAGCTCTATTTTCTCCTGCAAAAGGACCTTCATCTATCCGATAAAATATCATAGTATTACTTAAAAACCTATTATTAAATGAATTAACATTATCCCAATCATTATCAATAGAAACTTGATTAGTATTACACATACCAGTATATTGAGTATAGGTCATTCCCGTAATAACTTGGAAATATTCAACATCCATTGGGAATTTAGCGTAATTTACGTCTTCGGATTTTTGAGTTATATTATATGCCACCGTAATTCCGGTAGTAGTAAGAGATGGGTCTGCATATACAACATTTATTATACCATTAACGTTAATTGGTGTTCCGGTTATTGAATATGTTCCATACTCATTTAAAGACACACCATCTCCGGTTATATTCTTATCGTAAGATAAAGATATGTCTTGGAAAGATATAAGTCCCCCTGATTCAATATTACTTGATGATGGTCCACAAACAATAGCAATAACATTATCAAAATGAAATTTATTAGGATTTGATTCAGGTTGGAAAGTAACTTTTATTCTATTAACACCTCCACCAGGATTATTTGGTGAATCATTGAAATATTTCCCTTTAGTATTAAAAAGGTTTAATCTTTCTGTTACTGATAAACTAGATGTGAAATAATTATATTCAATAGTATCATCTATTGACGATTCAGCATCGGGGTTTTTATCGTCTGTTGTTGTATCAACCATTTCAGGAACCCTAGTTGATGGTGTTAATGTTTCATCTTCCACACTACCTAACGCATTACCCGCTATAATAGTCTGATACACCAAATCTTGGGTATAAAACCCAATATCACTTTTTCTATTGAAATAATTACCCACTATTTGATATTGAGTTAAAAGGGATGAACCTCCACTTTCAACAGCATCAACATCTTCCGGATTAACAGTTAACACTTCAATACCTTCTTCGTCTTTTGGTAAACCATCTGGGTCACCACAATCACAAAAAGAACAATCAGGGTAAGATAAATTAGGTATTTTAATATTTTTTAATTTATCAGGATAAGAATTAATTTCACTAATAATTCTCTGAATATCTTTTGGAGTTATACAGTTAAGCGAGTCTTTCCATTTTCTCATTCTTTTACCAATTTTACCAGGTATTAAAGATAGTATACTCAAAACAATTTTAAAAACATAACATACCGCACCAACTATCGCCAATACAGGAATAAGGACTATACTAATAACAAACGCCAAAATTTTTAAAACAAACCATAGAATATGTATAACAGGTATTAAAACAATTAAAATTGGTCTAAATAAAAATAACATTATCCAAAATATAAAATAAATTAAATCAAACCTAAAAACCGAATCATTAGCCGGAAATTTATTAACATCACTCTCACAAGCCTCATCTAAAATATTCTTTATACTAATAATTTGATTAGGAAAACTACCATTTCTATATTGGTCAATTAATTGTGATACAGTATAAACTTTATTATACTGCATTAAATAAAATGTATCATCACAATTAATACCAGATTGTATATCCGCATAATCATTCCAATCTAAACTAAATGAATAAGATTTTAACGCTTCTTGATAACTTGGGTCATTAACCCCTAACGATAATGGGTCAATATTACTAACCTCCCAACCGTGTTCTTTAATATTAGGTACTAAAAAATATCCTCGTCTAACAGTTTCAGATAACGATGGTGATTGATTCCATTTTACTTTAAACCTATATTTTGCCTTAGTTGGTATACCTTTTTTTGGGTCATCCGATATAACTTGTTCTCCAAATTCATTAGTTATTAAATAATCCAAATTCATCGGTACATCCAATAACCAAGTACCATTTTCATCAATTACTTGACCACCTTCTTCTAAATCAACAGTTTCAAGGACTGGAAGACCATTAACATCTTTAAAAATAGTTTGTCGTATTGCTAAGATTTCCCCCGGACCAGCAACTAAAGAACATTGAGAACCTGACTTAACTCTCGGTTTACAATTTCGTTTTACAATATCATTATTGTTTGTTGATACAATTGACCCCATAAAAATAGATGTCGGCCTAATATCAATACTAGCTTCAGCCGATAAATCAAAATCTGTTCTAGTTATACCCAAATTACATATTTCAGGTTGTCCCCATAATGGTTCAACCGTTATTACCTTATTAATAGATATAATTTGAGGTAGTTCCCGTAGATTAGTTGATGATATAAAATTAACACCAGCAACTTGATTTGGTGTTGCAACACCCATTCTAACTAAATCTTGTGGTGATAATGAAAATTCACCTATATCAGATAAATCAACATCTAAAACCACTGTTTGAGAACCTGGTGGCACTCCAAAAATCATATAGTCACCACTACTATTAGTTGTTGTTGTATATTTATAATACTTATCAAAAACCTCAATTAGAGTTGGGTCGGTTAATACATCTTGTCTAGTGAAAAAAGTTCCCGTTGGGGTATGTCCATTATGTGATTTAGTATATGGTAGTAAATTATATCTATACCCATCTTCATTTAAATCAATTAATGATTTATAAGGGTATAAGTCTGATATTACAGGATTAGATTCGTCCGCACTATCTAAGGGGATAAATACAGATACTTTAGCGTTTGGAATACCAAATCCATTGTTAACGCTAACACGACCAACAATAACCCCATAATCGGAGCATTGTCTAGTGTAGATTTGACTTTGTAACACCTTCAAAGAAAGTATTTCCAAATATTCAAATTCTTGGTCTATTAAAACTTTAATTGAGGTGTCAACACCAGGTTTGGTTCTTATTCTAAATGAATTGGACATAATATTCTTTTTAAATAAATAGTTTATATACTATTTTCAAAAGATAGTCCATATTATTTTAAAATAAATCACTAAGAAAAATTAACGGTTTTAAGATTTTTAACTCTAATGTTAATATCTTTACTTGGGTATCTAACTTGATAGGTCTGTTTTGGTTCGGCAAAAATGGTGTCATCAACCAATTCAATTTGTTTTGTTTCAGGGTCAGAGTATCTTTGAGATGTTTGTGATGAGGAATATTGACCCCCCACTTTATTAAAGAAAAGTATGTCAGACAATGATATTACACCATTCTCACTTTGAATTAATCGTCTTAATTCAGAAACATTAACATTTTCACCCATTTGTCTATTAGTTGGGTCAAAATAATCCGACACAATATTAATCACTTTAGAAATGACAGCACCTTGATTTTGACTATTATCTAATACAACATCAACATTCACACCTAAATCAATTACATTTGCAACCTCAATAGAAATATAATCATTAATCATTCTATAATTTGACAAATAGTTCGCCACATTATTTTTTAAAGTGTTTGACACAATTTCGGTAAGACTGCCGTTTTCATCATAAGATAACATTTGGATTTTTATCTTATTATTTTCTTCAGTTATAGAAACTTTTGCCGGAGCACCAAATTGAGACGGCATCAACCTAATTAAAGACTCATAATCATTTACGGTTACCGCTCTATTTTGAGCCGCAAAATTATAAGTAACTAAATTTCTAACTTCTTCTGTTGTTGGGTAATTACCTCCCCCAATAGCCGCAGTAACATTTGTACATCTTAATGAATTAACAACACTAGTATTTACAGAATCTGAAGGTCCATTAACACTAAACGAAACATTACCAATTTGTGTGATAACATTAACACCTAAATTAGAACCAGTACCCCCTCCAATTCTATATTGGATAAAGATTGTACTATTAGATTTAAGTATACTACCTAACCCTAAATTATTGGAGTATTTATTTAAGTTCATTTCATACCCGTTTCTAGCAAATTCTCTTAATTGCTCATCAGCGGATTGACTACCTCCACCAAATGTAATTTTAAAAAATCCTTCCGGAGTGTATTCAGTTATGAACTTATCGTTAGTTGACATATACTTACCAACTTTTATTCCCGGTTGGTCAGATACTTTAGTTGGGTCTTCTACGAAAACCCTATCCTGAGCCAACGCTTGTACTTCATACCATCTATCATCTAACCCTAAAAATTCTTGAGCGGACGGGATGTTCGCGTATTGAGTACCATCTTTTAATAAAACACTCGTTACCCCCAAAACATTTTTTTCAGGTAAAAACATTTCAAAAAATGGTTTAACGTCATTTGATGTTATAACTCTTTTGAATACCTTTGTAATACCATTAACTATTGTTTCTCTTTTAGTTATTGTGTAGTTTAATAACTTATTATTTGAATCAAAGTTTGGTATTTTTAATCTATTTGGATATCCATCAGCATTTAATGGTGATGCGAAATCAATATCGTACACAGTTTCAAAAACTTGTCCAGCACCAATAACTTGTGAACCTCTTCTTAATATACCACAATACCTTAAATCTTCTTTATCCCCATAAGCAGGAACTGTAATTGAGAAATCAACTAAAGCAACTGATGGTCGTTGACCGGGTATTTTTAACCCATAAGTTCTTGCAATGTTATAAATTGATGACCTCTGTTGAGCGTATTGCAATACTGTCTCTTGAATACTTCTATCAATATTAAATTGTAGGTTATCCGTTACCGCAGCATTTAAATCAATTAAGACCGAAAATACGGAAGCGTCGTTAAAGTTCTCAATAGTATCAGGATAATAAGTTTTTGTAAAATTTATTAATTCCGTTCTAATTGATTGGAAGTCTCTTGTTGTGTATGAAATTTTCTTATTTGCCATATAACATTAAATATTAATAATTACAAAATCTTTTTGACTGAACACATCATTGTTAAGTCTATAATCAATTCTAACTTTAGCGGTATGTTCTTTAGTTCCTATACCAGGAACCCTATATACTCTATCATCATTACTATCAATATAACTACCTTTATCTTCCTCACCTTCCGATGCGGCTGTAATACTAATATTGGTTATTGTGATATTAGGTATATAATCCTCAACTGATGTCCTTATCTCAGCATCTATGTCCGAAAATGTTGGACCATCTAAGGGTTCAAAAATAAATTCATATAATCTAGTCCCAAAATCAGGTAAATAATATCTAGTCCCTTTTCTTGTTAACAATAAATGAACTAAACTACTTCTAATCTCTTCATCATTATAATCAGAAAGGTCTAAATACTTACCATCATACGAATCTCTAAAAGGAAAATTAATTCCATATGTTTTACCATCTGCCATAACTATAAATATAGTGCCGTAATTATTTCTTATAAATACCCGAAAATAAAAAATCCCGACATTGCCGGGATTATTATATAATTACATTTTATTATGAACCACATCCAAAACATTCAAATTCTGAATCCTCCGGTTTATTATTTAAATTAACTGTCGGTTTTTCAACAATTTTTGGTTGTTGAACTTTTGAAATGTCTACCGCTAAGTGTTTCGCTCCGGTTGAGATTGCTTTCGTTCTAACATAATAACAAAGAGTTTTTAATCCTTTACCCCAAGAATGGAAGTGAGATGAAGAAATCTTTGATAATGTTGGTTCAGACATATAGATATTCATTGATTGTGATTGGTCAATAAACGGAGCTCTATCTGCCGACATATCAATTAATTCTCTTTGAGATATCTCCCAAATTGTTTTATACTTTGGAATTAAATGTTCTACTCTCTTAACTTTCTTTTTGTAATTTTTATCTTCAGGGTCAAGATAGTTATTAAAATTAATATTTTGAATTGACCCTTCATTCATAATAATTTCAGTCTTTAAGTCTTCCCCCCAAATACCTAATTTTTCAAAATCGTTAATTAAATATTTGTTTACAATTAAAATCTCCCCACCTACAACTCTACGATTAAATAACGCTGAGTGAGCCGGTTCAGTCATTTCAAATGAACCTGTAATCTTAGCTGAAGACGCCACCGGCATCTGAGCGGTGAATAACGAATTA